CAAAGGTCCTAGTCGTAATATGAGCTGGGCACTAAGCAAACAAAAAATAGAAAAACTAGGTATTCATGCTAGCGAAACTGCTTGGGTAGGACAAAAGTTTGATGCTGTATTAAATAATGATGGCACCCTAGATGAGCTATACTATCAAGTTGAGCGCGAAATTACTAATAGTCAGGTACAAGATCGCCTTGACGCCATCCTAAACCCTCTCGGGCAATTTCATATTGACAGTTAGCGCAAATAGTTTTTAGATTGGTGATATTATTATTGTTTAAATTACCATCAATATAATAGACAAATAACTGTTCTTTATATACTGCTTTGAACCCACACTTCTCACAGTGTGGTTTCTTTTTGTAACCTAATTCCATCCAACGAGGTTTAGGCGCGGGCTTGTTTTTCTTCTTACGAATACAAGTATCACAGCGAGTTCTATAGTAAGTCTTACCATGCATCTTATAGTTGACTGCAACCGGCTTTTTACCACAGATTTCGCATATTTTTCGATATTCCATACTAGTATTTAGCTTACTAGCACAAGCGAACCTTTCAAAGGGCACCTAATACCACTAAATCTACCAAATAATTATAAATAGTTTAAAGTAACCTATTTAGAGGATCTCATATTATGGTATCATTAGTTTCCCCTGGCGTACAAGTAACGATCATCGATCAAAGTCAATATGCACCAACCCAAGCTGGTTCAGTGCCATTGGTATTACTTGCTACAGCCCAAGACAAATTAACACCAGGCAATACACTTGCATCTGGTACAACTATCGCTAACGCTGGAAAAATTATTACAGTAACTAGTCAACGTGACCTAGTTAACTATTTTGGTACACCTAACTTTGCTGTCGACGCGAATGGTAATCCAATCAACGCTGATGAACGTAACGAATACGGTTTATTAGCTGCTTACTCAGCCCTAGGCGTAACAAACACAATGTATGTTCAACGTGCTAACGTTAATCTAGCAGAATTAGAAGGTACTAGCACACGCCCAACAGGTAAAGCTGCAGACGGTACATATTGGTTAGACGTAAGTACTACTAACTATGGTCTATATAATTGGTCACAAGAAGACGGATTTACGCTAACAACTCCATCAGTGATTACATCAACATCATATACAACTGGTGGTGTTCCCCTTGCAAGTTATGGCAGTATCGGTGACTATGCAGTGGTTACAACAAGTTCAAGTAATCCAATCTACTACAAAGGATACGATAATGCTTGGAAACTAGTAGGTAGCGATGCATGGAAATCAGTGGTACCAACAATTACAGGTAATATTGCAAGCCCAACAGTTACTAATGGTTCTAAAATAATTATCAACGGTAATACTGTTACGATGACAGGAACAACAGCTAACACAGCGGCTACTAACATTAATTCAGCAAGTATCCGTGGTGTTACAGCTAGAGCAAACGCAAGCAATCAAGTTGAAATTTTTGTAAACAGTCAAACTATTGTTTATAGCAATGCAGCTGGTAACGTCCGTGGTACTATCGACACAGCCACAAGCTCAGCAGGCACATTACAAATTACTAAAGGTTCAGTATTCCTTGGTGCAAACATTGACTGTTCAGCTAATTTAGGTTTACTACAATCACCATTAGGTACTATCAGCAATGGTGGCAATACTTATACATATAACGGCCCAACGATCACATTTGCAGGATATACTAATCCACCAGCATGGAGAACTAGCGATGTAACTCCACGTCCAAATGGTTCTGTATGGTTTAAAACAACTGCAACTGGTAATGGCGCTAGCTGGGCTATTAAAGAATATAGTGCTGCACTAGACAGCTGGACACTATTACCTGCTCCGTTATATCTAAATGACTCAGCTGCAATCTATGGTTTAGATCCAGTAGGTGGTGGCGCAAGTCTTGACGCAGGTGCACTATATGTTAAATATGACACATTAGGTACAACTACATCTACATTTACACCTTATATTAAAAACGTTCAAGGTATCTTAACAATTAAAGGTACAGTAGCAGGTGGTGGTGCACTAACATACCGTGCAAACGACAGTTTCACTATGTCAGTGAGCGTACCAGGTAGTTCGACACTAAGCACAGCGACAGTGACTATTGGTGGTAGTGGCAACGTACAACCAGCGACAGCACTAGTAAGTGCTATCCTATCAGCTAATTTACCAAACATTGCTGCAGGCATTAATTCAGACGGTCAAGTTTATGTAACTCATTCAGCAGGCGGCACTATTGGTTGGACGCAATTAGTTGGTACTCCAATGGACACAGCCGGTTTAAATGATGCTAGCCATGTTCAAGAACTAACAACTAATGTAACATACTTAGCAAGTCCGTTTACACCATTGACTTATACGTATTCAGCAACAACACCGTACAGTGATCCAACTGATGGAACATTATGGTACTATAGTGATCCGCTAGTAGCTGACATTATGATCAATGATGGTGCAGGTTGGAAGGGTTATCGCAACGTTGCAAATGATGCACGTGGTTATGATCTAACAGCAACAGATGCTAACGGTCCAATTTTCTCAGCTAGCCAACCAACAACACAAAGTGATGGTACTAGCCAATTAGCTGCAGGTGACTTATGGATTAGCACAAGTGATGCTGATCTAGCAAACTATCCTGTACTACGTCGTTATAACGGTTTAACATGGGATCTAATTGACAATGCAGATGATGTTGATGCAAGCGGTATCGTATTTGCAGATGCACGTTGGTCAGCTACAGGTAACGTTGATGTTATCACAGGTAGTCTGCCAACAATCACTAGCTTGATTACTAGTGATTACAAAGATCCAGATTGCCCAGCATACCAACTATATGCACGCGGTACATTATTATTCAATACACGTCGTTCAGGTTTTAATGTTAAACGTTTTGAAAGCGCAGGATTTACCGCTGCTCAACTAGCAACAGTAACAGGTACAGTAGCTGCAACATGGTTTACACAAAGTGGGGTTGATCCTACAACAGCAGTTCCATACTTTGGTACTAAAGCACAACGTTCAACAGTAGTTGAAGCACTTAAAGCGGCAGTTGCAAGTAGCACAGCATTACGTGAAGAACAAACACAGTTCAACTTAATTTGCTGCCCAGGTTACCCAGAACTAATCCAAGACATGATCACATTAAACAATGATCGTACTAATACAGCATTCATCATTGGCGATAGTCCACTAGATTTACCAAGTGACTCAACAACAATTAATGCTTGGGCTAATAATACTAACCTAGCAGTAGACAACGGTGAAGAAGGCTTAGTCAGCAACAGCGAATACCTAGGTGTTTACTATCCAAGTGGCCTAGCTACGAACTTAGATGGTAACTCAGTTGTTGTTCCACCAAGCCACATGATGCTAAGAACAATCATCCGTTCAGACGCTGTAAGTTATCCATGGTTTGCTCCAGCTGGTGTACGTCGTGGTTTAATTGACAATGTAAGCGCAATTGGTTATGTTGATACAGCAGACAACAATACATTCAAGAGTATTGGTGTAACAGCTGGTTTACGCGATGTATTATACCAAGATAGAGTTAATCCAATCACAGTATTACCTGGTGTTGGGTTAGTTGCTTACGGTCAAAAAACACGTAGTGCTCAAGCAAGTGCAATGGATCGTATTAACGTAGCAAGACTAGTTGTTTACTTAAGAACAGTATTAGCTAAAGTTGCAGCTCCATATATCTTTGAACCAAATGATACGATTACACGTAGCCAAGTACAATCAGCATTCAACGCTGTGTTTAATGACTTGGTTGCTAAACGTGCGATCTATGACTACTTGGTAGTTTGCGACACAACAAACAATACACCTATCAGAATTGATAACAATGAATTGTGGGTTGACATCGCGATACAACCAGTTAAAGCCATTGAGTTCATTTATATTCCAGTACGTTTACAAAACACTGGCGCAGCTTTAACTATACAATAATATACGCAGATAATGGGAGGAGTGATCCTCCCCCTGCAATAGGTAAAAACTAATAAATACTATTATAGTATTAAAAGGAAAATAAGATGGCAACATCATCATTAACAAATTTTACAGTACCGTTAAGTACAAACCAAAGTGCTAGTTCACAGGGTTTGTTAATGCCAAAATTAAAGTTCCGCTTTCGCGTGACTTTCTTAAATTTTGGTGTTACACAACCTAGTACTGAATTAACAAAACAAGTTATGGATTTTAAACGTCCTAGCGTGAGTTTTGAACCTATCACTATACCTATCTACAACAGCCAAGTTTATCTAGCTGGTAAACCTACCTGGGCTGAAGTTACTTGCACACTACGTGATGACGCAGGTGGTGAAGTATCTAAACGTGTCGGTGAACAAATGCAGAAACAATAT